CTTTACTTTGGACAAACAAGTGACAAACCCTATGATCGTCATCACTACAAGATAGTTCACAAAGATCATTCTTTTGTGGTTACATCTTGGGATGAGGTTCAAGAGTGGTGGTGGAATAATTGTAGACTACCAACATTTAATGCTGTTGTACACGTTATTGACAAACCACGACCAAAAAAAGGTTTTAAATGAATTTATTAGTCGCAGGAAGAATCACAGGTTCGGTATTGATTATTTGTGCGTATTTTGTTATACTACATGTATCAACATTTTATGGAGCGATAATTCATGTTATCGCTGATGTTATTTGTATTCCATTTTATATTCACAATAAACAATGGGATGTAGCGATTATGCTAGCTTTTTTAATGAGCATAGCAATTAGTAAAGTAGCAATTTTATTATGAGTGATTTTATTTGGGTCGAAAAATATAGACCCAAACTTATTGATGAGTGTATTTTACCTGACAGTATCAAGAAAACATTTCAAGATTTTGTAACAGCAGGTGAGATACCAAACATGTTATTATCAGGCCCACCGGGGATTGGTAAGACAACCGTAGCAAAAGCATTATGTGAACAATTAGGAGCAGATTTCTATGTCATTAATGGGTCGGATGAAGGTCGTTTTCTTGACACTGTTCGGAACAACGCGAAGAACTTCGCATCTACCGTCTCTCTTACAAGCGAGTCGAAACATAAAGTCATTATCATTGACGAAGCAGACAATACCACTTCCGACGTACAGCTCCTTCTCAGAGCGTCTATTGAGGAGTTCTCCGGAAACTGCAGGTTTATTTTCACCTGCAATTACAAAAATAAAATTATCGAACCTCTCCATAGTCGGTGCAGTGTTGTTGACTTCAATGTTAGTAAAAAGGATAAACCGGCAATAGCAGCACAATTCTTTTCACGTATCAATCAGATTCTTGAAACAGAAAAAGTTGAGAGTGATAAGAAAGTGATTGCTGAATTAATCAACAAGCATTTTCCAGATTGGAGAAGAGTGTTAAATGAGTGTCAGAGATACTCAGTGAGTGGTAAAATAGATAGTGGAATCTTAGTAACCTTTTCAGATGTATCAGTAGATGAACTTACAAAGAATCTCAAAGAGAAAAACTTTTCGGCAGTACGTAAATGGACGGTCGATAACTTGGACAATGATCCTGCTGTATTGTTGCGTCGTATTTACGATGCTTTGTATAGCACCCTTAAAAACTCTAGCATTCCTGCTGCTGTGCTCATTATTGCTCGTTATCAGTATCAGATTGCCTTCGTAGCGGATCAAGAGATAAATCTCTTAGCAGCACTTACTGAAATTATGGTGGAGTGTGAATTTAAATGAAAAACATGTCAAAATTAAAACATCAAGTGAAATCAAGTCGTTATTACATCTTTTGGGGTCTTGCCACTATTGCAGTCATGGCAGGACAAATCTATGTTGGAAATGGATATCGTGGTATGTCAGAATCTGTAAAGGATCTAACTGAAATGATTGAGATTCAAATTGAACTCGAACAAATAAGAGCAAGAAATGGTTACGTCTATTAAATCTCTGAAAACTCCACTTCGCTATCCTGGTGGTAAGTCTCGTGCTTGCACAAAGATGGATCAACACTTACCTGATCTCAGGGAGTACACAGAATTTAGAGAACCATTTCTTGGTGGTGGAAGTGTTGCACTTCATATATCAAAGAAGTATCCTCATCTCAAAATTAATGTCAATGATTTGTATGAACCACTTGTTAATTTTTGGATACAACTTCAACAGTTTGGAACTGAACTAACAAATCAATTAAGAGATTATAAATTAACACATCCAAATCCAGACTCAGCAAGAGAATTATTTTTAGAGTCGAAGGAGAGAATCAATGATCAGAAATTTGATTCATTAGAAAGAGCATGTGCTTTCTATATTGTAAACAAATGTTCTTTCAGTGGTTTGACAGAGAGTTCTTCATTTTCAAAACAGGCATCAAATTCTAACTTCTCATTAAGAGGAATTGAAAGACTACCTGAGTATTCTTCTTTAATTGCTGGTTGGCATATTAACGGATACTCATATGAATATCTGATGGAGAATGATATACACGATGGCATCTTCATGTATCTTGATCCACCATATGATATTAAAGATAATTTGTATGGCAACAAAGGTTCAATGCATAAGGGATTCGATCACGATAAGTTTGCAGAGGATTGTGATCATGCTTGGTCACAGAAGATTGATATGATGATAAGTTATAATTCAAGTCAACTTATCAAAGATAGATTTCATAATTGGAATGCAGTTGAATTTGATCATACTTATACAATGAGATCAGTTGGTGAATATATGCATGAGCAACAAAAAAGAAAAGAACTATTGTTATTAAACTATGACAAACAACCTAAAATAAAATTTAGTTTTGATGGGTGTTATAATTATAATAAGTTAAAAAAAGAGGGTTTAGTCAAATGAAACAAGAACCAAATGATCTTTGGGAGGATATGGACAGACTTAATACTCTCTATGAAGAGTTGTGTTGGGATATCGATGATTACTTAGAATTTGTACCAGATTATGAAAACAATCGAATCATAATTGTAAATCGAAGCATGGAGGCAGAAGTTGACTGAATTAAAGGATTGGTTAAATTCAATCAATCAAACAAAGAAAAATTTGATAGATGAAGATCCATCGATTGAAAAGGATTATCCTCCTTATATAATCAATCGCTGTTTCTCCGGACACCTTGATGCAGTCTTGTTCGCGAATGAAATGAATATGTATTCTTTCTTACCAAAGAAGATGCAATATGACTTTTTTATAAATACACTGAGAACTAAGAGAAGATTTTCCCCTTGGATTCGAAAGGATTTAGTTGATAATCTTGATTGTGTTAAACGTTACTATGGTTATAGTAATGAGAAAGCAAAGCAAGCATTGAAAATCTTATCAAAGGAACAACTTGATTTTATTAAGTCTAAATTTGAGATTGGAGGAACATGACTTTTGTTCAAGAACCTGAGGTGAAGTGGTCACCAGACCAGATGGTCGAAGTGCTTTTAAATGAACCAGATGACTTTTTGAAGGTTCGTGAGACACTCACAAGAATTGGAGTGGCATCCCGCAAGGAGAAGAAAATTTATCAATCTTGTCATATTCTGCATAAACAAGGTAGATATTTTTTAGTGCATTTTAAGGAATTATTTGCGTTAGATGGTAAGCATGCAAATCTAACACAAAACGATATTCAGAGACGTAATCGGATTGTACAACTATTAGTTGATTGGGGATTGATTGGCATTGTTGATGTTGTAAAAATCAAAGATATTGCACCTCTTAATCAAATCAAAGTATTAGCATATAAAGACAAAGGTGACTGGATACTGGAAACAAAGTATAATATAGGTAGCAAGAAGAAAAAACTTGACGATAAAGAATAACCTATACACAGGTCTTACTGAACGATTATTTTATACATTAGGTAAGAGACCTGAGACTGCGAACATCCATGATATGTACATGGCATTGAGTTATGCTGTGAGAGATCAGATGATGTCATATTATCTCGCTGAGAAAGAATCAAAGAAGGAAGTTGCCTATCTTTCAGCAGAATTTTTGATTGGTCCGCAGTTAGCAAATAATCTTTTAAATTTAGGAATTAGAGAAGAAGCAAAGGAAGCAGTTAATAATTTTGGATATAGTTTAGATGATATATTAGAGTGTGCAGAAGAACCAGGTTTGGGTAATGGTGGTCTTGGTCGTCTTGCTGCGTGTTATATGGAGTCTCTTGCCACACTTAAAGTACCTGCCACTGGTTATGGCATCAGATATAAGTTTGGTATCTTTAAGCAAGAGATCAAGGGTGGACAGCAGATCGAGGTTACAGATAACTGGTTACATGGTGATTGGCCATGGGAGTTATGTTATCCTGATGAGTCTTGTCTCGTTGGATTTGGTGGTAAGGTAGATCATTATATTTCAGATCATGGTAATTATAGATGTCGTTGGGTTCCGTCCGAACAAGTTGTCGCAGTACCATATGATGTCTTACAGTTAGGTTATGGTGGTAACAGTTGTAATCGTTTGAGATTGTGGAGAGCAGATGCAACTGAGATCTTTGACTTCTATGCATTTAATATTGGTGACTACATGGGATCTGTTGAGCAGAGTGTGTCTTCTGAAACGATATCAAAAGTATTATATCCAAACGATGGCACAGATCAAGGTAGACAACTTCGATTGAAGCAACAGTTTTTCTTTGTTAGTGCATCACTTCAAGATATGATTCGAAGTTTAGATAATCGTGATATACCGATTGAAGAGTTTCCAAATCATTATACTTTACAACTGAATGATACTCACCCTGCTGTTGCAGTTGCAGAGATGATGAGATTGTTAGTTGATGAAAAACACATTGATTGGATATCAGCATGGGATATTACAAATAAATCAATCGCGTATACAAATCATACACTTCTACCAGAGGCATTGGAGAAGTGGGATTTAGCATTGTTTAAAAATCTTTTACCAAGACATCTTGAAATTATATTTGAAATTAATGCAAGATTCTTACAGACAGTCAGAATACAATATCCTGGTAATGATGCGATTTTGAAAAAATTATCAATCATCGATGAGTCTGATAATAAGTCAGTTCGTATGGCACATCTTGCAACTGTCGGATCACATCATGTGAATGGTGTTGCAGAACTTCATTCTGATCTTGTTAAGAAACAGTTGATGCCTGAGTTCTATGACTTGTGGCCACATAAGTTTACTAACGTTACAAATGGTGTCACACCACGTAGATGGTTAGCATTATCAAATCCTCCACTGGCAGAAGTTCTTGATGAATATGTGGGATCTGATTGGATCACAAACATGAACTTGCTCGGTGACTTAGAAAAATATCATAATGATACAAATGTATTAGATAAAATAACTGAAACAAAGTTATTAGGAAAACATAAGTTAGCAGTTTACATCTTTGATACTTTAGGAATCTCAGTTGACCCAATGAGTATGTTCGATGTTCAAGTTAAAAGAATACATGAGTATAAGAGACAACATCTATTAGCACTTCAAGTAATTATTCAATATCTTCGTATTAAGAATGGAACTGCGAAAGATGTATCACCAAGAACAGTTGTGTTTGGTGGTAAGGCAGCACCAGGTTATTATATGGCAAAGTTGATTATTCAGTTTATCAATGGTATTGCAAATGTAGTTAACAATGATCCAGAAGTAAATGATTTACTCAAGGTTGTATTTTTACCAAACTACAGTGTGAAGTTAGGAGAAAAGGTATATCCTGCTGCCGATTTATCTGAACAAATATCAACAGCAGGTAAAGAAGCATCAGGCACAGGTAATATGAAGTTTCAGATGAATGGTGCTCTTACAATCGGAACACTTGATGGTGCGAATGTAGAGATTCGAAATCTTGTTGGTGAAGATAACTTCTTCTTATTTGGTTATGATGAAAATCAAATTGGTCAGTTGAGAAATAATTATAATCCACACAGTTACATTTTTGATGAATTGAAAGAGGTATTTAATTTAATTGACAAAGGACATTTTAGTGGTGGAACAAAAGAAACATTTAGACCTATACTCGATAACTTAATCTACGATGATCCATTTTTTGTATTGGCAGATTTACCTGACTATCTTCGTGCTCAAGATACTGTAAGTCAAGTCTGGACAGATAAGAAAAAATGGAGTAGAATGTCATTAATGAATATAGCAAGATCTGGATTCTTCTCATCTGATAGATCAATTCAAGATTATTGTGATAAAATTTGGAAAATATGATAAAGTTTATTTTTGATGTTGATGGAACTCTCACAGAGAGTCGTCAACAAATTGATTTGTCATTTGAAGCTTTCATGATTAAATTTTGTTGCATCTATGACGTATATCTTGTGACAGGTAGTGATAGAGCAAAGACAGTCGAACAAGTTGGTCTTGATATTTACAATCGATCCAAGAGAGTATATAACTGCTCTGGTGCAGACGTTTATGAGAAAGATGTAAATGTCTATAAATCTGATTGGAAACCATCTCGCAGATTAATTAATTTTTTGAGTGACGAATTAGATTATAGTATGTTCCCACATAAAACAGGTAATCATATTGAACATAGACCTGGTGGAATCAACTTTAGTATTATTGGAAGAGGTGAGAACAATATGAAATATAGAAAAGAATATGTTAAGTGGGATGTAAATACAACTGAAAGAATATTGATGGCAGATAGAATTAAAAGTGAGTTTCCTGATTTGAATATTCAGATAGGTGGTCAAACTGGTCTTGATATATCTGATAATGATAAGAGTCAAGTGCTTCGGGATTTTGATTCAAAAGACATAATACATTTCTATGGTGACATGATGTTAGAGGGTCAAAATGATTATCCTTTAGCAAAAGCACTCAAAGATTTGGGCGGTTATCCACATCATGTGAAGAGTTGGGAAGATACCCGAACACAGTTAGAAGAGTTTTCCGAATTCAAGTTAAGAGGGTTGTATGTATAATTAGTAGTGTCGCCTTCGGGGACAAAAACTAACACTCGCTTACTAAGGAGAACTATGAACTCACTACAAAGGTATCACTCTGCAAACTTACCAGAGTTGATGAAAATAATTTCAAAGAACGGTATAGGTATGGATGATTACCTTGACCGCTTTTTTAATTCTTTTGAAACCACAACAAACTATCCACCCTATAACTTAATTCATGTAAATAATGTTGAATCTGTGCTTGAAATAGCATTAGCAGGATTTACAAAAGATGAAATTAATGTTTATACTGAGTATGGAAAACTCACAGTTGAGGGAAACAAAGAGAATAATAAAGAGACATCATCCCAGTATGTCCATCAAGGACTGGCTCAAAGATCTTTCAACAGAACCTGGTCACTATCAGAAGATATTGAAGTCAGAGAGGTTCAATTCAAAGATGGACTTCTTACCATTAAGTTGGGTAAGATAGTCCCAGAACATCATGCAAGGAAAGATTATCTTTAATGGTTAAGGGATACGATTTATTTGGAGATCATGGGCGAAACTTGCCCACTCCTCACGGTAGTGGGGCAAGACCCATGTATGGTGACATGGGTAAGTCATGTAGACCAGACCCAAATGCTAAGAGAGAATATCCTCACCTGTATGCTGTCTTCTGTCTTGACTCACATAACACTAGTTATTTTTATGTTAGAGAAGATGGCACTTACTATTGGTTACACTGTCGTAAAGGAAAGGATGATGTTGAGATTGATGCAGATGACATACAAATAGATATGTTTGGTAAACCTGATCTATCTAAAGATTTTATAATGAAAGCAATTCTATAGGGTTCTTGACGAACCCTTTTTTTGTGGTATAATGTATTTGTTAGACATGCATCCGCAGAATTAACACTTTGTATAACAATTAATCATGACAATTATTAATACTGGTTTCGGTAATGAAACTATTGATTTGCAGGTATATTATGATACCTTCAAAAAAACAAATAGAATAAAGCATCAGTTAGGTGCATTCTTCATTAGATTCGACACTTTAGATTTAGATAAAGTCGATATTACTGATGAAGATTTTTTTAATCAAGGAATTAGAGATGAAGACCCTCAATCACAAACAGAAAGAATTGATAACTTAATTGCAAGTTATGAAGAAAATGGATGGGACACAACACATTTTCCACCATGTTTTGGATTAGATGGTAATCCTCGTGATGGCAGAGGTAGAATCATATCTGCTAAAAAAAGGGGTATGAGATTTATACCAATAGCAGTTTATGAATATCCAGATGATAGTTTAAGAACTAATTTAACATGTGGATTAATTGCTAACAATCACCCACCTGCAGAGCGTGTTACTAGAGAAGATATTATTGAGGGTGGACTATTACTAATAGATGAAGGAGAATTAGAACCAACTGATGTTCAAGTTTTACAATGGTTAACGGATGAAGTAGAAATTTTTAAGATTTTTAGAAATCCAAAAGATTGTACATATATCAAAAACCAAATACTTGCTAGAGTAGAGAGTGGAGCATCCATTGTTAAAAGAGCAAATAGTGAACAGTGGAAGGAATGGATATCAAAAAATCTTAATTTAAAGGATAGGCAAGATTATATTTTAACATGCACTGATAATGTTACTTACATAAACAGAACATGGTGTGAGAATATTCTTCCTCTTATAGTTAAGAGAAGAATCCCTGTAAATATCATTGTATATACAGGTGAGAAAAATCCTGATAAGGCTAGAAAATCTGTAAAATCATTCAAGAAGAAACTTGATGCATGTTATGAGGCATCGGTTTCTATGATTAACTTATTGCATAAGAACATTACTATTCATCCTTTGCCAGAAGATGAAAGACCTTATCATTTCTTAGGTGCGATACCACAATTAGTTGGTGAACATTTTGAGGTTGGTGAAGAAAGAAAAACATTAGTCAATTTAAAGGATTATTGACATCTACAGTAAAGGGTTCTTGACGAACCCTTTTTTTGTGGTATAATATAAGGGTCAGAGAAATACTGACTGCGGTGATCCCCTTTGGTAGGTTCAGGATTAGCGGCGATAGGAATCTACCATCTTATTAATATTGTTATGTCTATTAAAGTTGCATTATTAAAATCGGGAGAATCAGTAATCGCAGACATTAAGGAATTAGTATCTGACGATAATGTTTGTGGATATCTATTTGAGAATCCACATATAATTTCTTACTTGGAACCAGAATTATTGACGGAACAAACAGAAACAAGTAAGTTGAAGATATCATTGATTCCTTGGATACTAATTACATCAGATACTAAAATTCCTGTCAGGTCTGATTGGGTAATTACAATGGTCGAACCAATCGAAGAGGTTAAAAAAATTTATGAGGAAAAAATAAATGAGTCAAATCAAGATAATCGTGTTGATGAACAACAAAGTCTTAGTGAGTGAGATAGAAGAAGTTGGAGCAGAGGTTGGAGAACCAGATTGTAAACTTACTAATCCTGTAATTTTAAAAACCACTGAGGAAAAGATTACTGTAGAAGAAGGTCAGGTTCTTATGACACCTTGGTTACAAAGTTTTACAAGGACTAATGAATTTATGATATCTTCTGATAAGATATTAACAATTGCAGATCCAACTGCTGACATTCTTGAAAAATATGAGGATCTTATCAAAAGTAAATGAGATTTTATACTAATGTCCAAATGGTTGGAGACAACTTTTTAGTTCGTGGTTATGAAGATGGTAAACATTTCATGACTCGTGAGAAGTTTTATCCAACTCTTTTTGTTCCATCAAAAAGAAAAACAAAGTACAAAACATTAGAGGGTGAATATGTTGAGTCAGTCGATCCTGGCACAGTTAGAGAGTGTCGTGAATTTATTCGAAAGTATGATGAAGTAGAGAACTTTAAAATATATGGCAATGATCGTTATATCTACCAATACATTTCTGAAAAGTATCCAGAGGAAGAGATAAGATTTGATGTAAGCAAGATTAAAATCACAACCTTGGATATTGAGGTAAAGTCTGAAAATGGTTTCCCTGATGTAGAATCTGCAGCGGAAGAGATACTACTTATTTCAATACAGGATTATAATACAAAACAGATTCGCACATGGGGTCAAGGACCTTTCAATAATAAACAGGATAATGTCATTTACAAGTCATTCAATTCAGAGTATGAACTTCTAAGTGCCTTTATCAACTGGTGGATGGTTGAAGAAAATACACCAGAAGTTATCACAGGATGGAACACAGAGTTGTATGATATTCCATATCTGGCACGTAGACTTGATCGTGTTCTTGGTGAGAAGTTAAAGAAGAGATTATCTCCTTGGGGTCTTGTAACTGAGGATGAGATCTACATTGCAGGTCGTAAACATATTGCATATGATGTTGGTGGTATTACACAACTTGATTATTTGAATCTCTACAAGAAGTTTACATACAAGGCACAAGAGTCATATCGTTTGGATCATATTGCAAGTGTTGAACTTGGGCAGAAGAAACTTGATCACTCTGAGTTCGATACATTCAAAGATTTCTATACACAGGGTTGGCAGAAGTTTGTCGAATACAACATCATTGACGTAGAACTGGTTGACCGTCTTGAAGATAAGATGAAGTTGATTGAACTTGCGATTGTGATGGCATATGACGCAAAGGCAAACTATGCAGATGTATTCTCACAGGTTCGTATGTGGGACACGATAATCTACAACTATTTGAAGAAGAGAAATATTGTCATTCCCCCAAAGGAGAGAACAAGTAAATCTGAAAAATATGCAGGTGCCTATGTGAAAGAACCAATACCTGGCAAGTATGATTGGGTGGTTTCATTTGACTTGAACTCTCTGTATCCGCATTTGATTATGCAATATAATATTTCTCCAGAAACATTGATAGATCAAAGGCATCCATCAGTTACAGTTGATAAGATTCTGAATGAAGAAATTACATTTGAGATGTATAAAGATACTGCTGTTTGTGCAAATGGTGCGATGTATCGAAAAGATGTTCGTGGTTTCTTACCAGAACTTATGGAGAAGATTTATAAAGATCGAACCATATATAAAAAGAAGATGTTAGAGGCAAAGCAACAATATGAGAAGAAGAAGACAAAGAAGTTGGAAAAAGAAATTGCAAGGTGCAACAACATTCAAATGGCGAGGAAGATACAACTTAATAGTGCTTATGGTGCTATCGGCAATCAGTACTTTCGTTATTACAAATTAGCAAATGCGGAAGCAATCACTCTATCGGGTCAGGTATCGATCCGATGGATTGAAAATAAAATGAATAAATTCATCAACAAAATATTAAAAACGGAGGATGTTGATTATGTTATTGCTTCAGATACTGATTCCATCTATCTTAATCTTGGTCCTCTGGTGGAGGTCATATACAAGGGGAGAGAGAAGACTAATGAAAGCGTTGTGTCGTTCCTTAATAAGATCTGTGAGGTGGAATTTGAAAAGTATATTGAGAGTTCTTATGAAACGTTGGCCAAGTACGTAAATGCCTATGATCAAAAGATGTTCATGAAAAGAGAGAACATTGCAGATCGTGGTATATGGACAGCAAAGAAAAGATACATCTTAAATGTATGGGATAGTGAAGGTGTAAGATACGAAGAACCCAAACTTAAAATTATGGGTATTGAAGCAGTCAAGTCTTCAACTCCTGCACCATGTCGTACTATGATTCGTGACGCACTTAAACTGATGATGAATGGAACTGAAGAGGATGTGATTGATTTCATAGACAATTCACGCACAAAATTTAAGTCTCTTCCTCCAGAAGAGATTGCCTTTCCAAGAACTGTATCAGACGTTAAGAAATATTATAATTATACAACCATCTATGGTAAGGGCACACCAATACATTGTCGGGGTGCATTATTATTCAATCATTATATTAAACAGAAAAACTTGACTAATAAATATTCACTCATTGCAAATGGTGAAAAGATTAAGTTTCTATATTTAAAGAAACCAAATCTGATACAAGAGAATGTTTTATCATTCATACAAGACTTTCCACACGAACTTGGACTTGACAAATACATAGATTATGATCTACAATTTGAGAAGAGTTTCGTAGAGCCACTTAAAACGATTCTTGATGCAATTGGTTGGAATGTTGAAAAAACTGTAAACCTTGAATTATTTTTTACATAATGGATTTTTTAAAAGAGATAGTTAAAGAAATTGGTGATGAGTACACCCAGATCGCAGCGGACATAGATGAAACAGAAAGATTCATTGATACAGGAAGTCATATCTTCAATGCGCTTGTTAGCGGTTCCATTTATGGTGGCGTTTCTTCTAATAAGATTACTGCCATCGCTGGTGAAACCTCTACTGGAAAGACTTATTTTTCCCTTGCTATTGTCAAGAACTTTCTGG